ATTGCATGATAGGACATGGTATGGGTCAATTCTTAAAGGAAACATTAGTTGATAAATCTGATAAAACATATGTTTACGTATGTAATAATTGTGGTTTATTTGCTAGTAAAAAACCAGATAAAGATATTTATACTTGTCAAATGTGTAGTAGTAGAGATGAAACTTATTCTACTCATAAAGTAGAAATGCCTTATGCATTTAAATTATTAGTACAAGAATTAAAAGCTATTAATATTTTACCAAGAATTAAAGTTGAAACAGATATTTATAATGAACAACCTAGTTCTTTTAAGATTTAAATTTTTTATATAGATTATTATTAAAAATTAATTATTTTATATATATATATGATATATAAATATAAAATTAATTATAAATCAATTGGTGGGAGTTCATCTACATCAAGTCCGTCAACATCATCATCGTCGACTAAAAACGTACTTTTTGCTTGTACTACATTAGATGAAGATTCAACTTTATCAGAAAACTTTAAGGAAATAAATAAGTTAGTAAGAAGCGATTTAAAAGATGAAGATAAATTACAAGCATATTTTGTGTATAAATATTCATACGGTAAATATGATTTAATAGAACAAGGCGAAAAGAATGAAATTATGAGTACAGATTTAAAACCAGAATTAGAAAATAATGGATATATAATTAATAATCCACAAGATGTTAATTTAGTTAATTTTTTAAGAGAAAATGATTTAAAATTTGATAAAATTATATTAACACAATGTAATGAAATAGTAACATTAATTACAGGAGATGAAATAGAGCCTACATTTTCTATTATTTTTGAAAATTTAAAACAAATATATAGTTCATTAAAAAATGACGGAGTTATTATAAATTATTATTATGGTATAAATGGTGAACTAAGTTTAAGCTCATTTTCAAATACTTTCGCAGGTATTACACTTGATTATTTTCCGTATGTTTTATTTATTTTAATACTGATATCTAATTTTTTTGAAAAAAAAGATATTGGAATATATCATAAAAAATTAAATGTAAATGTAGATTCAATTAATATAGAAGAAATTATAAATAATTTAACTATACATTTTAATAAAACAGATAATTATACAACGGTAGAAGAATATAAAAAATTTTTAATTGATTCATTGTTTACATTTAGCACTAATGAAAATGATTTTTTTATTATTGAAGATTTATTTCAAAAGACTTTCTTTAACATAATAAAATATTATATAAAAGAATGGAAAAATATATTATCACCAAATGAACAACCTAGTTCTTTTAAGATTTAAATTATAAAAATTGAATAATTATAATTATATATATTAATTTTATTAAATATAATGTTATCTATTAATAGTGAAAGATTATTATTTAATGCTTGTGAATCAGGATGCTTAAATTTAGTTAAAGATATAATTAATGATGATACAAATATTAATATTTTAAATAAAAATAAAGATACCCCATTAATTATTGCATGTAAAAATAATCATAATGAAGTAATTAAAGTTTTAGTAAATTGTAATGCTGATTTAAATTATATAAATAATGAAAATGAGGATGCATTAACTTTAGCATGTATAAATAATAATATTGAAATAATTAATTATCTAATAAAATTTGGAGTAGATATAAATTATAAAAATAAATTGAATAAATCATATTTGTCATTTGCTACTTTACATTGTAATTTAAATGTAATAGAATTATTATTACAAAATAGTAGTAATGAAATAATAGAAACTACTATTAACAAAAATTTTAATAAGAATGTTGATTATAGATATGAAATTAGTATACAAAAATTATTATTAAATTATTATTTCAAAAAAATATTTAAACAATATCCTAATTCATATATTAAATATTATAATAGAAAAAAAATTATATTTAAATAAATATTTATAATTATTATTAAAATTGAAACTAATGACTAATAAATCTTATTGTAGTAATATAGAAGATGTATGCATAAATTACATGATTAATAAAAATTTTAATAGAAATAAATTAACTAAATGTGTTGCATACATCCAAGAAAAAATAGAAAATAATGAAGATAAAAATTACATATTAAGAAAAAATGATTTTGTATATAAAAATTTAGTAAAAAATGTTAAACTAGAAGAATATATAACTAATTTTTTTGTAAAAAAACTTTTATTAATATGTAAATATAAAAATAATCCGTATTATAATTTGAATATAGAAGATTTAAAATTCATTCAAAAATTTAAAACAAAACAAGCTGAATTTGATGATTTTGATTATTATTTTTTTATATATATTTTAAAAGATTTTAATAATTTTATTTCTAAAAAAAAAGAAAGAATTTACATTGAGTATAAACATGATTCATTTTATTTTGGGGATAGATTATATTATAATATTTTAAATAAAATTTTTTTAAAATTAAATTGTGAAAAGGAGGAGTATATTAATATGTCAATTAAAAAAGAATATTTGTGTCCAATAAGTAATGATTTAATGAATGAACCAGTTAAAACAAAATATGGACATATTTTTGATAAAAGTTGTATTGAAAAATGGTTAAAGATAAAAAAAAGTTGTCCCTTAACTAGAAAATATTTGAAAATTAATGATTGTGTATTACAAAAAGATTTAAAAAAGGAAATTAGTGATTGGAAGGATAAAAATCTAAGTTTTAAATATAAAACAAATTGTTGTAAAAAATCTTATGATTTAGAAAGTTTTCAAGAATATTTTTTAAAAAATTGTTATTTTAAAAATACTAATATTTTCAATAAAATAACGAATTATATAAATGGTGATATTGACTATGGGTTTAATTATAACCTAAAATGTCATATTTGTAATAATAGTATATTTGATAATATAGTGTAAAAAATTGAAAAAATAAATTATTTATTTTATATTAGATTATTAACTTAAGATGTATTGTTTTAATTATGAAAAAATATTTAATGAAATTCCAAATATCGAATATACATTTTCAAATGAATATTTAGAATTTTATAAAAGACATTTACTTGTAGATGAATTTAAAGAAGAATTAGATAATTTTTATTCTAACACTAATATATCTGTTAATTTAATTATTTTTAAATGTTTGACTATAAACTTTGATAATTTTATTGAAAGAGAAAATAAACAGTCTCTTGAAAGAAATTATTTTAATTGGAGAAACAATAAAAATGAAGATAATGTTGAATTATTCAGTGATAATTTTTATTATAAAATATTAGATTGTATTATCAATAAAATAATAGAATGTTTTGATAAATGTGAAAGTGAAGATAATTGTTGTAGTATTTGTCTTGAAAAAAATAATGTTAATTTCAAATGTAATAAATGTAATTTATTTTACGATAGAGATTGTTTAATAAAATATATATTAAATAATTTTAGATATTATGATAAAGAGAATGATAAAATTTATAATTCTATTAATTATGAAATATCATGTCCTCAATGCCGTAAATATTTTTTATTAGACTTTAAAATAAATAAGGATTCTTTTTCAACAGACTTTAAAATAAATGCTTCTAACAATTCTAAAACATCTATTAGAAAATTATAAAATATTACAATATATATATGGATAAATTAAAATCTGAAATAAAAAATAATAAAATAGATGATGTTAAGATTAAAATAAATAATATTAAAAATATTAAAATAAAAAAGAATAATATAGATAATTTATCATTAAATCTTAAAAAATTATCATATGTTATGAATTTAGTGAATTATACAATTAATAATAATTTTTTAGAAAAAAAAAATATTATAAATTTACTAAAAGATGATATTAATACTTCAATAAATTTTGATTTAAGTAAAAAAGACATATATAATTTGTTAAAAAAAGGAATTGAAAATAAAAATTGCATAAATAAAATAAATAAAATAAATAAAATAACTAAAATAAATATGAAAGGTGGTTCAATGAGTGAGTTATTTAGTTGGAATAAAAATACAAAACAATCATCTAAAATTTTAGACATAACTTCTTTATTTCTGGATATATTAGGACTAATTCCATTATATGGAATTGTTTTCGATGGTAGTAATGTAATATTGAGTTTAATAAGAGGAGATATTTTAAATGCTGCCTTTTCGTTAATAAGTTTAGTTCCTATAATAGGAATAATAGGACCTTCTCTAAAATTAGGATATAAAGTAATAAAAAGTGATAAAAAATATTTAAAAGAAAGTAGCGAAGAAAGTAGCGAAGAAAGTAGCGAAGAAAGTAGTGAAGAGAGTAGCGAAGAAAGTAGTGAAGAGAGTAGTGAAGAAAAATAAATTGAATTTATTTTATTTTTATATAATAATCTTATTATATAAAAAATATGAATATAACATTTTTTAATATAAGATATTATAATAATCAAATAAAAATAAATAATAAAAAAAAAAATTATTGTATTTATATTAATAAATGTAATCAATATTGTAATAATGTAAATCCTATTTATTGTAATAATTGTTTATATTCAATTGAATCAGAACCAAATTTAAATTTTCATTTTTCTGATTATATCCTTGTAAATAACTTTAATAATGATTATTATCATGTCTTAAGAAATAGTACAAATAATTTAAATAAATTTAATAATTATTGTAATAATTTCCAAAATGAAAATTATTATGATCCACAAGCAAATTATTATTTACAAAATAATGAAATGTTAAATAACGAAAATAATTATCAAAATGAATACTTAAATAACGAAAATAATTATCAAAATGAATACTTAAATAACGAAAATGATTATCAAAATGAATACTTAAATAATGAAAATGATTATCAAAATAAATACTTAAATAATGAAAATGATTATCAAAATGAATACTTAAATAATGAAAATGATTATCAAAATGAAAATCACGAAAATTTAAATTATAATTTTGATAATGAAAGTATTTCAGAAATTAGTATTGAAGAAGAAGAAATTATTTTAGATAAAAATTATAATTTTGATAATGAAAGTATTTCAGAAATAAGTTTTGAAGAAGAAGAAATTATTTTAGATAATAATAAAATAAATAATAATTCAGAAATAAGTTTTGAAAAAGAAAATACAGAAATTATTAAAAATTATGAAATATCAAATGATGAACAAAAACAAGTTAAAGATGAAATATCTTTAGAAGATACTAGTTTAGAAAAAATAAATCAAGTTGTACCAATTTGTGAAAATAAAGTACTTAAGTTAAGTAATAAAGAAAAAAAAGATTTAAAAAAGAAAAGGAAAAATGATAAAAAAAAGTTAGAAAAAATAAAAGAGGATGAAGAGACTAAATTATTAGAAGAGATGCAAAATTTAAATAGGATAAATTTGTTAGAAAGATTTAGTAAAATAGGTTTATATGAGGGTGAATTAAAAATAATTAATTCATTATCATATAATGAGTTAAAAGATAAATATGAAAGACCAATATTTTATGATATAAAAAATAAATTATTAGAGTTATATAATTTAAAAAATCCACATGTGTTATTAAATATGAATATATATGATGATTTTAAAGATTTTGAATTGTCTGAAAAAGATACGGTAGATAGAATTATATTATATTTAAAAAAATCTAAATTTAATAAGTTTTATTTTAATTCAGTATATGAATTAATTTATTTTGGTAAATTAATTATTTTTATTAAAGATAAAAATAATAAAATTTTAGATGATACATTAACTGATAATAGTAATGAAATTATTTTTTACGAAGAAATTTTAGAGAAAGAAATAATTGAATATTTTAGGGAATATATGATAAAAGTCTTAATTATACCATTTTTAAAAAAGAAAAAAGAAGAGTTAAAAAATAAGTATCAGGAATATGAGGATAAATTGTATAGGAAGAAAAAAATAACATTTCAAGAAAGTTTATTAATAAGTTATAAAAATATGATTAATGTAGGAGGTAATATGTTTTTTGGAAAAAAAGGAAAGTTTGTATTTGATAAAGATAATAATGTTACTAAAAATTATTATTTTTAATTTATATTTTTTTATTATCTAGTTCATCTAAATTAATTTTTTTAGATATAATTTTTTTATTAGAGATAATATTTTTATTATATTCTTCATTATCAAATGCATTAAAATCTTTTAATTTATAACCATTAAATTTTTTATTAGTTTTTTTAAATCTTTTTAATTTAGGAACATTATCTGAATTATCACAAAATGAAGTTCTGTCTTTTTCTAAATATAATTTTTTATCCATAAGTTGTCTACAATTAATTCTATGATTATTAGTTACATCGTTAGTGTATAAATCATCATTTTCATTACATACTCTATTTGAATATCTATTAATATCATCTAAAATATTAGTAGTTAAATCACAATTTTCTTGAAAATTGAAAAAATTTTCTATTTTTTTTTTATTTAAAATTAAACATAGAATTAATATTCCAAATAAAATATAAATATTTTTCATATATATAATTAATAAAATAATTTAAATATAAATTAAATATATATTTAAAATGGAAATAATTGGTTTAATGGGACATCAAGGTGTTGGTAAAAATTATATTGCAGACTCATTATTAAAAAATTTACCTACAAAAAATACTATTATAATAGCATTTGCCGATCATTTTAAAATAGATTGTATTTGTAAACATAATTGTGACTATAATAAAGTATTTGGAGAAAAAGATTATAAAACAAGAAGATTATTGCAAAAAGTAGGAACTGAAGAAGGTAGAAATAAATTTGGAGAAAATATATGGATTAATGTTGTTGAAACTTGGATTAAATTATTAAATGAAAGAGGTGTAAATCGATTTATAATATCTGATGTTAGATTTGTAAATGAAGCAGAATGGGTAAAAAAAATGAATGGTATTTTAATTAAAATAGATGCACCAAAACGTTTTAGAATAAGATTAGAAAAAGAGACAAATAATAATGAAGAATTAATAAATCAAATTAAGAATCATAAATCTGAGGTTATGATAGATGAGTACAAAGAATATGATATATTAATAAAAAATGATTTAGATGATAATTTAGAAATAGAAAAAATTATTGAAAAAATTGATAAAATTTTATTTAAATAAAAAATATTATTAGTATATAATGAATGATGATAAAATATTAAAAATTGTATTAACAAATTTAATATACATGTTAACGGAAAGGGGAATATTAAAGAATGAAAATGTAGAAAAAAATATTAAAAATATAATTAATGATATTTCAGAAGAAAAAATTTTTAAAATAAAGTCTGAAACATCAAATACTATGTATAATGTTATGATAGTGAATGGTAAAATTTCTACAGTAAATAAAATAATTGGATTTGATAATTTCATTAATTTAAGTAATAATCAAAATAGAATATTTATAGGAAATAATATTAGTCAAAAAGCATTTAAACAATTTTTAGAGAAAAAAAATTGTGAAGTCTTTTTTGAAAAAGATTTAATGATTAATATTATTAAACATAAATATCAACCTAAATTTCAATTATTATCTGATGAAGAAAAACAACAAAAATTAAATGATTATAATATTGAAAATAAATTTGAATCTAAAATGTTATCTACTGATGCTATAGCTAGATACTTTAATGCAAAACCAGGTGATATTTTTAGAATTAAACGACCAAGTACATTTTCTGGAGAATCATTTCATTATAGATTAGTTGTTGAATCACCTATTAGTGTAATTTTTGAATAAAAAATTTGTTATATTAATATATAAAATGAAAAGATATATTATTTTTATTATTTTATTAATAATAACACTTTTATATTATTTTTATAATCAAAATATTGGATGTAAAAATAAAAAAGCTATTAATTATAACGAAAATGCTACTATTCACGATGAACTAAAATGTAGATATAATACATTAGGTTGTATGGATAAAAATGCATCAAATTACAATATGTATGCGACGGCTAGTTGTGTGGAGGATTGCATAGGATGCGAGCAAAAAGGGACCTGTGATTTTTGTAAACATAAAAAAAAATGTAAAGATCATTGTCCAGAATGTATTTGTAAGGTTAAGGTAAAGGGGTGTAACAGGATATGGGCGTTAAATTATAATTCTAAGGCTACAAATGATGATGGTAGTTGTATAGTTGAGGATGATGTGTTTAAAAAAATAAGTATTATATCAGGTGGTGATTGTAGTAAATGTAGTGGTAGAAGTTATGTAAAAATAGGAGAGAATTATCCAATTTTAGGAGGAGGAGATGGTATAAATATTTTAGTATTAAACAGGGATAATTTGCAGGTTAGACATAGAAGGAGTTATAGTACAGGAAATTATGAAACAGAGAGTAAAAAATTTGTTAATTTTCTAAGGAAGTATATATTTTATAAAGATATAGTAATATTAACTGTAAGAGGAGATGCAGTAGGAAAAAAAATAAATATAAATGATAATAATCAAATAACTTTTATTGAGAGTATGTTATCAGATGATGCAAAGTTAATTTTACAAAAGTTAGGAGCAAAGACTCCAGAAATAGCTAGAGAGGGAAGTTATATATTAGTAGGAAGTTTTTTAAATGACATTTATTATGAAACGTATAGTTCTAATAAAGATAGTTATTATCCATATTTTAATTTATCAAATTACGGATGTATAATTTTTAATAATCCAGATTACGAAAAAATTTTATTAGATAGAAAAAAATTAAAATTATTAGATAATATTGATTTAACAAAAAGTGATAGTATCAATAAATGTGCTTTAGAAGCAATCCAACTAGGTTATAGAATTTTTTCTATATCGAAAAATAATTTTTATGTATATAAATATAAAAATAAAAATAATGAACTAGATTATTTTAAAAATAAACAATTTTATGAATATAATGAAAAAAATAAATACTTTAGATTATCTAATAACGATTGTAGCTTAAATAATCAATTATTTCCTTATACAAAAAGTAACGATGAAAGTTTATTTGTTATCGATGAAATATATTATTCTGGCTTATTTACACAATTTTATGGAGGACAATCAGTTGAAATTTATAGTTTAAAAGATTTTAAAGGTGTAAAAAGAGAATTAGGTATAGGAATTCATCAAGCTTGGGGTACAATACCTAAATCACCAAATAGTACCGTTGAAATTAATTATTTACCTATTTCCTCTTTAAAAATTCCACATAATTTTAAAGTAACATTATTTAGAAATGTTAATGAAGATGAAGATTTTTCTAAATATTTGAAATATCGACTAAATGTAGAAGAAGATTTTAATAATTTTAAAAACTTAGATTTAAGTTGTTGTGATGGAGTTAAACTTTTTATATCAAATATTAGTACTGGTAAATTAACAAGAGAAAATAAGTATAGAACTTGGAATAATATAATTAAAAATCTTTATATTTCTCAAAATGAAATTAGTGCAAAATTATATTTTTATGATATGAAAATTGAACAAAATAATATTAAGTTAAATGATTTAGGTAAATATAAGTTTTATAAAAGGTATAATTTAGAATTAGTAAATGAGATAAAAAGTTTAAGGTCTGTAAAGGGTAAAAATAAGACAGGATACATAGAAATTTTAGATAAGGATGAGATTAAGTTAAGAAGTGTTTATTTTACTAATTGGGATGTATTTAATAATAATTATGTAAGAGATATGGTGAATTTGTGGAGGGATCATTATTTTGATAGAAAGCCAATTCCAGAGGAGGGAGTAATTACTTTATATTTAGTTAATAGTGAAAAACCTGTTTTAAAGAGATCGACAACATTATTAGGTTATGATAAAACGTCAGATGAGGCGAAGAAAGGATTTACTCATAAACATTGTAATAATATAGTTAATTACAGTAAGTGTAATAGTGATAAGGAAAGTTTTACAAATGATATTAAATTTTTAATTGTAAGTAGAGATAATTTTGGAATTACTTTTTTTGAGGATATAAATTTTGAGGGATTAAGTTTTACATTAACATATGGAAAATATAATTTGCCGGATGATTTATGTATGATTATAAAATCAATTAAAGTAGACATAAAGTATTCTGTAATAAAATTATTTGAAGGATATAATTTTCAAAATAAATTTTTAGAGATAAGACATAATAGTACAAAGAGTTTGGGAACAAAATTTAGTTATATGGATTTAGAAGAATTAATTGATAAAGATAATATTAAAATAAAAAGTATTATTATTGAAAAACTTGATTTCAATACTATAATAAGTAACAATATAAATCCATATGAATATGATGAAAATAAAAAATATAAGAAAGAAGAATATCCTTTTATTTACAAATTATCAAATGATAGTTTAAATAATTTAGATTATTGTTATGATTATTTTAAAGATGAGATTGTTTTAAATAATAATGATAAATTTGTAAGATATGTAAGAGAAGAATACGAATTTGGTAAATTAAAATTAGTTAAACAAATTGGTAATCTAAATGTAATAAATAGTGGTGGTGGTATTAATTATATTAGAAGTAAACTTGGAAATAATTTTAATGATTTATTTAGATATTTTAAAAAAATAAAAATTTATAATAAACAAGGAGATTTAATAAGAGATATTTATTTATTAAATGGTAAAATTTTGTATAATAATAATAATTTTATAGAGGAATTTACTTTAGATAAATTAGTTTTTAATAAATCTGAGTATTTAATTAGAATATGTGAATTTGACAATGAAGAAAATGTTAAAATTATAAATATGATTAATGCAATAAAATTGATAGATAGTGAGTTAAAAAAAAGAGGCAAGTATGTAGGGTATAAAAAAAATAATAATTATATTAGGATTGATTATGATGAGTTAGATTTTACAGATAGAAAAGTAAATTTGTATTTAACAGATGAGTATTCAAAAAGAGAAATATTGTTAAAGAAAGATATAACAAATACGGAGAGTGAGAATGAGTATGATTTGCATATAATTGAGAGAGATTTAAATTTAATTATTCCCGAAGTTTGTATATGTAATAAGGATGATGAATATGATATAATAAATTTTTATTATAAGGAGATAGTAAAATATAATTTTAATAATATTAAATATAGTTTAATATTAGCACCTAATTATGATACATTAAGAGAATTAAATTTATTAGAGAATAATAATTATGAGGTATTAAATAATATAAATAATTCAAAATTTGAGAGTCCTTGCATAGTTCAAATATTAAATGATAATTTTGATATAACAAAAACAATTTATTTTAATTGTAATAAATATGTTATGAACAATAATATAAATACGTTAAATATAATTGATAAAGATATCAGTATAAATAAAAATGAAAAAAATGTAAATATATTAATGAGAGATTTAGCAAATAAGTATAATAATTTTGAATTCAAGTTTGAGAAGAAATTTAATTTAAGACAAAGTATAAAGGAAGCATTAGATAAAAATATTAATTTAAATATTAATTTAATAAATAACAAATTAGGTGATGAGGGTTATTTTGAAACATATGATACTAATAATGTTATAATTAGAAGGAATAATTTTAGTAATAATATGATAGAGGATATAGGATATATAAAAGATATAAAAAATTTAAATTTTAATGTTTCAGAAAAGATAATTAAATTTTATGATATGAATAATAAAAAAATAAGTACTTTTAATTTTTTTAAAAATTTAGACTCAATAAATGAATCTTTAAAATTTTATTTAAATAATAGAAATTGTTATATTAAATTATATGATATAAACTTAAATTTAGTTAAAATTGGTTTATGTAAAAATAATAAATATCTATTTAAAATAAATGGTAAAAAATTAAATTTAGATAAAAAATATGATTTTAATAAAATTAATTGGATAAATAGTGTTTCTAATTATGTTTTTGATTTAGAAGATAATTTTATGAGTATTGAATTAGAAAATGGTCAAGAAATATTATTTATTTCATTAGTTAGTTCTAAAATATTTACTAGTTTAGATGATTTGATTAAAGAGTATGGATATAATAATAATATTAGAGATTATATATTAAATTTTTTGTTAAAGAGGAGACAATATTCAAAATTATTATTTTATGATTATGATAATAATATTTCAAAAACATTAACTTTTTGTATGGAGCCTATAATAAATTATTTTTTTGGAAGTCCAGTAGAAAGAAATGCAATACTTTTATATAATAATCCAATTAAATATTTAGAAATATATAAAAATAATATTAAATATAAATTTTTTGATAAAAATAATTTAGTATTAGAATTAATAATTCCAGATAGTATGGATGGTGTTTATTCTTATAAAGTAAAAAAAGAAATTAAATTTGTAAATAAAGTTATTTGTTTAGATAAAAGAAATGTAAAATTATATGATGAAGAAGATAAGTTATTAGATAATTCATTTGATAATATCGTTCATAATTATATTTTAGGTATAGAAATAATTAATTATAATAAAGATTATATTTTAGAATATTATCCAAAAATAAATAAAAAAGTAATTAAATTAATTAATTTTGATTCTTATGTAAATAGAATCGAAGAAGAATCTTTAGATGGAAAAAGTCTTATTATAGATAATAATTATCATACATTAAAAATTAGAAATTTAGATGGATTTACAAAAATAAAACAGACTGAATTAGGCGGTCATTTTTAATTATATTTATTAATTATATGAAATATAATAAATATAATTTAAAGAATGGATTAACATATATTAATATTCCTAAAAAAAATGATTTAATTTCTGTCGGTTTTTTAGTTAAAGTAGGATCTAGAGATGAAGATAAAAAAAATAATGGTATATCTCATTTTTTAGAGCATATGTTATTTAAAGGAACTAAGAACAGAAATACTTGTGAATTGTTAAATGAGTTAGATAACTTGGGAACAATTTATAATGCATTAACAACAATAGATTTTACAGCATACGAGTTGCATGGAGATAATGAGGATAAGTATAAATTAATAGATATAATATTAGATTTATATCAGGGGGCTAATTTATATCAAAAAGATATTAATAAGGAGAGGGGGGTTATATTAGAGGAGTATAATTTAACTATGTATGATGTGACTGATATTATTTTTAATATTATTAGTGAAGAAATATTTAAAGGAACTTCATTAGAATTACCAATTATAGGAACTAAAAAGAATATTAAAAATTTTAAAAGAAGTGATTTAGTAAAATTTAGAAACAAGTATTATTGTCCGAGTAATACTATTTTTATGACTATTGGCGATGTTGATGAAAAAAAAGTTATTAATATGATTAACAAAAAAATAAAATTTGAATGTAATAATATTAATATTAGAAAACAAATTGATTTTAATCAAGATAAACCTAGATTAAATATTACTAATTCTGATGGTAATGGACAAGTTAATATATTGATTGGATTTGCTCATAATGGATATAATAATAAAGAAGAATTTAATACTGAAGCTTTAATAATTAGTAATATTTTAACTTCAGGGATTGGGTCAATTTTATTAAATATATTAAGAACAAAATATGGATTAGCATATGGTTGTCAAAGTGATAATGAGGAGTTAGAGGATAATAGTTTATTTTATATAAGAAGTGCTGTAGATGAGAAGCGTTGTGATTTTGCATTAGAGAAAATATTAGAGGAGTTATATAAGTTACATAATAATGGTGTAAATAAGGTTGATATAACTAATATTAAAAAATCGATAAAGAATAAAAAGAATTTATTAGATAACCAGTCAGGAGATTTAATAAATTATTTACATAGTGTTATGAAAGGAGATAAACTAGATTATAAAAAGAAATTAGATAGAGTTGATAAAAAAAAAGTTAATGAAGGTATCAAACATATATTTAGGAATAATAATATTAATGTTGTTGTAGTAGGAAAAGTTACTAAAAAAGCAACAAAAAATATGATAAACATTCTAAATAAATGGTTTCATATGATAAATTAAAATATATAATATATAAGAATAATATTTTATAAATATAATGGTAAATCAAACTTTATTATTAAAATATGATTCAATGTAAAAAATAGAAAAATAAAAAAGATACATAATATAACATATTAGTCCACAGGTATTTCCATATTTATTTTGATCACAATCCAAAAAACACATATAAATTGATGTTAAAATACATATTATATGTTGAATTATTTGAATTTGAGTAATACGAAAACGATATGGTCTTAGAAAACCATTAGGATAAGCAAAATACCAATACATAGGAATATGAACAAAACAATTTAATCCCATAGCAACAATATAATGTGAATTCATTATTTCTACTGTATTAAGGTAAACAATAAAAGCGGTTGACATGTGATGAGTATATTGTAGCATGGTTATTGGCTTATTTGATAAATGTATAAATAATGTATCACCCCATTCTAAATATTTTGAATATAAAAATATTTTTGCACTAAATAATGCAAATTTGTTATTATTATAGGATATACACAATAAATTATTAAACGAGAAAAGTTTATTAGTTAAATAATTTGCATAAATTATAGATATTAACATAAGTATCGAAAGTAATGATAATATTATGTTATGAACTTTTCTTATCATTATCATTATTTTATTATTTGGACAAGGTTTAAATAAATAAATTAATTTAGTAAATAACATGTAACATAATGGAGAAAATAAATGAATATTCATTTTTAAATTAAAAAAATAACATTTGTTTAAGTAATATGTTCTATGATTAATATATTTAATTTTTTTATAAATTAAATCTATTACAGAACTTATACTACATAGGATTAATATATTGAAATATTTTTTTAATTTCTTAATTTAATTTTTTATTTTTTATAAAAATTATATTATATAAAATGGTAAATTATTTTGTAAAATTAAAATATAAAAATTTATATTAATAATTGATTGCAATCATTTAATTTTTATTAAAATACCTTAAAAGTTGTCCGTATACAATATGAAATATCAATTGATTCGTTTTTCGAACTCCAGAATAGCTTGTTATAAGATATTCTCCATTTTTCAAAGTTAAAAATCCATAATCACTGGTTTCCCATTTTGTACTCCTTTTACCAAATAAATTAACTCTTTTATTATGCGAAGTTGGAACACTAAGTTCTGCTTCATAAAGTAGTCTGTTGCCTGATAGAGATGTTTCAAGAAATTTTAAAGTTGATTTTTTTATTGGAAAATTTAATTCTTCTTTTAGTTCTCTTATAGCTGTATTTTCCAATGTTTCATTTTTATTTTTTAAACCACCAGGAAACTCCCAACATCCAGTTCCAATAATTCGTTGGTTTTTATCTTTACACACTCTTTTAGGATTAAATACTAAAACGATATATCTAATACCATTTATATATACTTTTGGCAACACAAAAGCAGCATCTCCTATAGGTATTTTAGTAGATACGTGTGGATTACTACTAACTGACTTATTAGCAATCATTTGATTAAACGAATTAGGAAAACCCAATACCATATGGCCTAATAGACTAGTTGGATCTGCAGTTTGACCTCCAGAACTTAATAATCCAGCTAAATGCGAAGTAAAATTTCTATTGGTGGCACTACTGCTACTGCTACTTATTTTGTTAGCACTACTGCTAGAAGCTCTATGGTTTAACGAATAAAAATAAGGATTTGAATTTCTTCCACTGCTACTTCTTTCGTCGGGGTTACTGCTACTGCTACTTATTTTGTTAGCACTACTGCTAGAAGCTCTATGGTTTAACGAATAAAAATAAGGATTTGAATTTCTTCCACTGCTACTTCTTTCGTCGGTGTTACTACTACTGCTACTTCTTTCGTCGGGGTTACTGCTACTGCTACTTCTATTGATGGGGTCATTATTGCTGTATGAAGCAGTATGTTGGGACGAATCAAAATAAGGATTTGAACTACTACCACTTCCTATCTTAAATGCTTCAAGTTGTTTATTATTTGAAGTCTGTCTACTAGAAGAATAATTACAATTTCCAATTTGGTGTAATTCTTTAGTCGTTAATTTAGGATCATTTATTAATGAAAAGTATTGTTCTCTCCCCCAGCTTACTTTTTTCTGTGGTTTCTGATATGGTGTTATTGGAACTTCTTTCTTCAATTTCAGAGGTTGTGTTAATGAAGATTGATTACAGCTTGAAGTGGTACTAGTATCACTTGAATTAAAATCATTTTGTATGGTATCAAAATTAACCTTATCCATACTAGGTTTAAAAATTATTTCGTCATATTCTACTGTTTTTTCAATAAGATCAGAATACTTAGATTTATCTTCTTCATTAATAATTAAGTATGTACCTTCAGACTGTTTTATAAAATAAAACGTATCTTTAGAGTGTTCTTTATTATTTGTGTGTAAAATAAATCTAATTGTAAATAATTTATTATTAAAAAATTTGTAAAAAGTCATTCTTTAGAAAGTAAGATGAAATCCAATCTTTCTGTTTCTTGTTTTTAGCGTTACTCGTTTGTTGTGTTGTTTTTTTGGTTTTTGTTTTTTTTTTATTGAGTTGCAAGATATTCCTAATGGAAATAATATATAATAATTTTTTCAATTTTTTTTATATGATTAAAAATTGATTTTATTTTTATATAAAGATTAAAGAATATATTATATAAAATGGTAAATCAAACTTTAGTTATTGTAGAATCACCTGGTAAAATTAAAAAAATAAATGCTATTTTAGGTAAGGATTATTTAGTGAAAGCATCTGTTGGCCATATTCGAGATCTAGAATCTTCAAAATTATCGATTGATGTTAATAATGATTTTAAACCAACTTATGTTGTTAGTAAAGACAAAAAACAAGTAGTTAGTGATTTAAAAAATTGTGTAAAGAAATGTAGTGATGTAATATTAGCAGCAGATGAAGATAGAGAAGGAGAGGCGATAGCCGCTAGTTTAGCAGATGTATTAAAGTTAAAAGACCCGAAGCGAATTGTATTTAATGAAATCACAAAATCAGCGTTAGAAACTGCGATAAGAAACCCTAGAAAGATAAATTATAATTTGGTAAGGGCACAAGAGACACGTCGTTTTTTAGATAGAATAGTAGGATTTAAGTTATCACCATTATTATGGAAAAATGTTATGAATAAATTATCAGCTGGTAGAGTACAATCAGTTGTTGTAAAATTAATTATTGATAAAGAGGATAGTATATTAAATTTAAAAAAAGAGTCTTATTTTAAAATAAGTGGTATTTTTCATTCAATGGATGATAAAAATAATAAATTAAATGGAGTATTATATGAGATTGATAAAACTAAAAAAAGTAAGGGTTATTTATTAAAGTTAGATGATAAATCCAAGGTTGATAAATTAATGACTATTTTAGATAAATCATCATATCAAGTAAAATTAATTGAAAATAAAATTAGTAAAAGAAATCCACAACCTCCTTTTATTACATCTTCATTACAACAAGAAGCAAATAAAAAATTTAATTTTAATATTAAAAATACAATGAATATAGCTCAAAAATTATATGAAGCTGGACACATTACTTATATGAGAACTGATAGTACTAATTTATCAGAGGATGCATTAAAAAATTGTGAAAAATATATTAAGAATAAATTTGGAAATAAGTATTTTTGTAAAAGAAAGTATAATTCTAAATCAAAAAATGCACAAGAGGCACATGAAGCAATTAGACCTACTAAATTAGATGTTGATAATATTGAAGGTAATGCTTTTGAAAAAAAATTATATTCATTAATTTGGAAAAGAACAATAGCTAGTCAAATGTCATCAGCGGAGATAAATATAAATAATATATATGTAGAGATTACTCATAATAAATTATTACCATATTATTTTTTATCAACAAATGAGAGTATTAAATTTGATGGATTTTTAAGAGTGTATAATTTAGAAAGTGAGGAGTTAAGTAAGTGTAATATTAATTTTAAAGAAAAAGATAAATTAGAATATGAAGAAATATTAGCTAAAGAAGAATTTACAAAAGGAATTGGTAGATATAATGAGGCAACATTAGTAAAAAAATTAGAAGAACTAGGTATTGGAAGACCATCTACATATGCAAGTATAATAAGTAAAATTCAAGAAAGAAATTATGTAGAAAAGGTTGATATAGAAGGAGAAAAAGTTAAAATTAGTAAATTAGAGATGAAAAATGGTAAAGGTAAAAAATGGAATGAGGAGCAAATAATTTTAGGGAATGAGAAACAGAAATTAGTGCCAACTGAGATTGGAAGAACTGTGAATATTTATTTGGATGGAAATTTTTCAAATATTTTAGATTATAAGTTTACAGCAAATTTAGAGGATGATTTAGACAAGATAGTGGATGCAGAATTAAATTGGGTAGATGTGTTAAGAAAATTTTATGAGGAATTAAATCCCAAAGTAGAAAAATTGTTAAAGGAAGGTGGTTCTAATAGTAAAATGAGTAATGACGAGTTATTGGGGGATGATTTTGATGGAAATAAGATTTATAAATCAGTAACAAAGTATGGACCGGTAGTAAAATTAGTAAAAGGAGATAATATTAAATATGCTTCGATAAAGAAGCCATTTAGTTATAATAAGATGAATTTGAATGATGCATTAGAGTTATTAAAATTTCCAAAATTAGTAGGTAATATAGATAGTAAGGAGGTTATGTTAAATAATGGTAAATTTGGATTGTATGTTAGTTATGATGGTAAGAATTATCCAGTAAAAAGTGAAAATGTGGATATAGATGATGTAAAAAAAATTATAAAAGAAAAGAATAAGGATGTGGTAAATAATTTTTTAATAAATGGTATTTCATATAGTATAAGAGAAGGGAAGTATGGACCATATATATCATATAAAAAGGGTAAAAAGTTAGAATTTAAATCAATTCCGAAAAGATATAAAGTGAATGAGGTTAAAGAGAGTGATATTTTAGATATAATAAATAAAAAATCTTAAATTAGATATGAATATTGAGAAAAAAAAATTTTGTTGTATTTATATTTCATCAAGAGATGAAATTTATTATTTTGATATAATTTTAGAAAATAATGATTTAAGTAAAATTGTAAATAAATTAAATAATGATTTAAATATTAATTATAGGATAAAGAAATATTTTGTAGATAAAAAATATGGAATATTATTTATGGATAATTTAAGAGTTAAAAAATCTAATAAGTTATTTATAAGTCATTATTTTAATTTATTAAAATACACAAATTGTAAAATTAATTTAAATTATTCAAAAAAATTATTAGAATTATATAATCTTTTTATATTAAATAATAGTATAGATGAGAAATAATTTAATTGATTTATTAAGATTTATAGCATTTATATTAATGGTTATTCATCATTTTTATTATTTTAATAGTAAATATAAATTTTTATCAAATGAAATTGAAATAATAGGTTTAATAAGTAGAACATTATTTATTTTATTATCAGGTATTAGTATAAATTACAGAAAAGATAAAAATAAAAAAAAAAGTAAACAAGTATTTTTATATGGATTAATAATATCAATAATATCAAATTTATTGATTAATGAAAAAGAAACTATATTTTTTGGTGTTTTGCATTTTATAGGATTAAGTTCATTAATTTTAGATGATGACATTAAAAAAGTAATATTAGTTTTAGTATCATCTATAATTATAAATAATTATATGAAAAATTATATAACAAATAATATTTTATTTTTAATATTTTCAGGTAAGATTCAAAATTTAATTCCTTTGGATACATTTCAAATTTTAGAATGGTTACCATTATTTTGTATAGGAATAATTTTAGGAAGTTTTATAAAACAAAATAATATTGATTTTAACATTAATTTAAATCAGTTAGTAAAAACAGTAAGTAAAAATAGTTTAGATTTATATATGATCAATATAATAGTTAGTTTGATTTGGTATAAGTTATATGTATTATAGGTTCAAAATAATTTATTTCATTATTATGAATTTTCTCATTTGTGTAGGATGATAATTGTGGTATCCATTTTTTAACATATTTACAATCTTTATCTAATTCTAAAAATTGTTTTTTAACATTATAATAAGATTTTTTACTAATAATATAATACCAAATTTGTAAATTTAATTGGTAGTTAACATCAGTTAATATAGATTTAAAATAATCAAATCCTATTTTCCAATTTAGATTTAAATCATTTATAATAAATGAGGCTAATATAAATTTATTTTTAGTATGGGTGCGTCCAGTTGTATTAATTTCTTTAATTATTGCATCTATAAAAGGATAACCAGTTTGACAATTAATTAATTTATTAATTGTTAAAAGTGATCCATTTAAATTATTATTATCATTTAAATTAAAATTTATTTGATTAAAATTAGTAATATAGTATTCTTTTTGTATTAAATCTCTTAATATATTACTTATATTTTTATTTTTTACATTTTTAAGATGATTATTATAAATATATTTGTATATAATTTTATTTGTTATACATCCAAATGATAACCAATTATTAATAAGTAAGTAAAAATTAATATTATTATTATCATTATAAATAATATATTTTTTAATAAAATTTTTTAAATAAATTGTAGCAGAAGTTTCACCTCCGATAATATTATTTGTACAATGAGGTATATCAATATCATTAATATTAATATTATTTTTTAAAATAATAGATTTATTATTAGAAATTGTATTAAAATTTTTATTATTAAGATAATTATAATTTAAATTAGGATAAATTATATTAGTTTGAGATTTTAAATTATGATCTAATTCTTTATCATAATTAGTGATGGGTTCATTTTTGAATATATTTTTTATATTATAATTTTTAATAATTTCATTTAAAATATTTAATTTATCACCATAAAATACATTTAAATTTAAATTAATTTTTTGTAAATTATTTTTTAAATCGATTAACGATTCTTTTAAAAATTTTTTTTTAAATGATCCCATATTTATAAAATTATTGCTTTTTTCTTCCCATATTGAATCCCAAATAAAAATATAAATATTATTATTATTATTTTTGTTAATTTCTTTTAATAAATAATTATCATTAATTCTTAGATTACCAATTTCGAAAAGTAATAAGTTCATTTTTTATATAAATTATATTTAAAAAAATGTTATGTATTTTCAATTTTTAATATATATAATATATATGACTAAAGTAACATTATATTATGCGAATTGGTGTGGACATTGTAAAACATTTAAATCAACTTGGAATTCATTAAAACCGTATTTCCAAAAATATAATATTGAATTTAAAGATTATGAAGAATCTGAAAATTCTCAAATTATGAAAGATAATAATGTAAATTCGTTTCCTACTATTATTATTGAAAAAAATGGTACCAAATACGAATATAATGGAGATAGAACTGTTGATGGATTAATTAATGAACTTATTCCTAATATACAATTAGGAGGTTTTAAAAGAAATATTAAAAAATATAAAATTAAATATAATTTGTACTAAATTATAACCATTAAATTTTAAATATATATTTATTTATATGAATATTATTTATTTTGGTATAAGTGTAAATGATGATTTATTAAAATTAGGAATGTATAGTAATGAGGATAGTAATGATATAGATGTTTGTGAAAACAATAAAATTTTTTTATTTTTACCGGAGGAGAAGAGTGTAATTAGTTTTTTAAATATTATAAATATATTAAGGGATAATGAGATAGATGATAAAATTATTATATTATATGATTATAAATTTTGGATGTCTTTTAAGGATTGGTATCAATTTAATGATAAAGTATGGCCTTCTGCTTATGTGAATTATATTGCTGATTCTTATGATGATTTAAAATTTTATATGAAAAATATTAAAATAAATAATAATTATTTAGTAGATGATAATATTGATAATTATAAGAGCATTTTAGATAAGAGATCAAATATTTTTTTAAATGAAAATGGTATAGATGAATTAATAAATGAAATATTTGATGAGATAGATTTAGAAAATAATAGTTTATTTGATTTAATATTAGATGAAGAATATGAATCAGACTAGAAATAATTAATTTTTAATTTAACCAATATTTTACAAAAATAATATATATACTATATGAATTATTTTGTAAACAGAAAAAA